TGCCTGCCTGCCTGCCTGGCCTGGCCTGGCCTGCCCTGTCCCCCGGTCGACAGGACGGGCAGGGCGCAGGGCGCAGGGGGGCAGGGGGGCAGGGGGGCAGGGCGCAGGGGGCAGGGGGGCAGGGGGGCAGGGGGGCAGGGGGCTGGCGGCCGGGCGCAGGGGGCTGGCGGCCGGGGGCTGGGCCTGATATCCTGCGCCCATGACTACGTCAAAACTCGTCCCCAGGAAGTTTGGGACTCCGGCTCGAAAAGCGTTCGTGGACGTCCTCCGCGTGACGGGCAACCTGGCCAAGGCCGCCCGCGCAGCGGGGGTAAGCTACGCGACCGCCCAAAAATATAAAAAATCCGATCCCCGCTTCGCAGCGGAGGTCGAGGACGCCCTCAACAACTATTACGAGGACTTCGAGAACGCCCTCGCCGACCGTGCCCGTTTTGGCGTAAGGAAGTACTTGTGGTACAAAGGCGAACCCGTTTACTGGCCGGCTGGGCACCCGGAGGCCGGCGAGCACGCCTACGAGATGGTCTATTCGGACAGCCTCGGACCATTCATTGCCCGCGCACACCGGCCCGATCGCCACCGTGACCGGTCGGAGTCGACGTTGAACGCCACTGTTCGCCGCGATGACGCCACCCACGAAGACCTTGCCGCGCGTCTGAACAGGGCGATCGAGGACGCCAGGATGCGCCAGTCCGGGGAGATGCCGGACGGTGTCAAGGACGTGGACTTCGTCGAACATCCCAGCCCAGAAGACGCCGTCGAATATCCCAGCCCAGAAGACACCGTCGAATATCCCGAAGAGGGGGGCCCCAGGCCCTCCCAGAATAAAAAAATCCCCTTCGACGAAGATATCGACCCCCTGACCCTGTTGTGATCGACGTCAGCGAAGTAACCCCCGAGCTTATCTCCCTCATGACCGAGGACGAGATCGCCATCCTGAACGCCTATGTGGCCGCACAGCCGATCTGGGCGCCCTTGCCGGGTCCCCAGACGCGAGCCCTGGAGTCGGACGCGGACATCGTAGGGTTCGGCGGTGCCGCGGGTGGCGGGAAGACGGATCTGATCGCCGGCGCCTGCATCCGGGACCACTCCAGGGCCCTGATCGTTCGCCGTGAAAAGGCCCAGACGGAAGGCGTCGTTCAGAGGATAACGGAGATCGTCGGCAGCAACACCGGCTTGAACGCCCAGAAGGCCATCTGGAGGCTGCCCGTCCCCCGACAGCCCCTGGTCGAATTCGCCGGCCTGGACAACCCCGGCGACGAGCGCCGCTGGCAGGGCCGGCCGCACGACCTGAAGGCCTTCGACGAGGTCACGGAGATGCGCGAGCACCAGGTCCGGTTCGTGATGGGCTGGGCGCGCACGAACGACCCCCGTCAGAGGGTCCGGGTGCTGATGACCTTCAACCCTCCGACGACCCCCGAGGGTCGCTGGGTGATCAGGTTCTTCGCCCCCTGGCTGGACCCGTCCCACCCGAACCCGGCCCTGCCCGGTGAGCTTCGCTGGTTCACGACCGTAGGAGACGACCAGGACTACGAGGTCCCCGACAGTCGCCCGTTCGTGATCCGGGCCGACGGGACGTTCGACTACGACTTCGACAGGAAGGCCCATAGCCAGGAGGAGATCGTCACCCCGAAGAGCAGGACGTTCATCCCCTCCAGGGTCACCGACAACCCCTACTATGTGAAGTCCGGCTACATCACCCAGCTTCAGTCGCTGCCCCCGGAACTTCGCGCCCAGATGCTCTACGGGGACTTCCGGGCGGGGATGCGCGACGGCGCCTTCACGGTTTTCCCGACCGCCTGGGTGGACGCCGCCATGGCCAGGTGGAAAAAGCCCGACAGGCTTCCCAGGATGGACAGCCTCGGCGTCGACATCGCCCGGGGCGGCGCCGACAAGACCGTGATCGTCGCACGGCACGGACAGTGGTATTCGGAGTTCGTCGTCGTCCCCGGCAAGGACACCCCCGACAGCGCCACCACGGGCGCCCTCGTGATGGCCCACGCTCGTGACCGCGCCCGCCTGCACCTGGACGCGATCGGGGTCGGCGCCGGACCCGTAGACTGGCTCCTGGACCGGGGTCAGCCGGTCGTCGCCGTGAACGTAGCAGTCAGGGCCACGACCACCGCCCAGGGGGGCGTCTTTGGGTTCTCGAACCTTCGCACTCAGTTGATGTGGAAGTTGCGCGAGGCCCTGGACCCGATGAACAACACCGGGATCTGCCTGCCGGACGTCCCGGAACTTCGCGCAGACCTGGCCGCCGTCACCTGGGAGATGCGCGGGAAGTACGTCCAGGTCTGCTCCAGGGACAAGATCATCGAAAGGATCGGCCGCTCCCCGGACTGGCTCAGTGCGCTGATGCTGGCCAGCATGGACACGCCCGACCTGGCCGCCCTGGAGGCCGCCCTGTCTCCGACGGGCAGGACAATCGCCACCTTGCGGGAGTATAATCCCCTGGACGTGGAAATACCGGACCTGTTCCGGGAGTACAACCCCCTGGATTGAGGCCCCTGGAACGCCAGCCCCCGACCGGGCGCGGCCGCGGACGACTCACCCAGGACAGCTACCCGCCCCGGAGGGCGTACCAGATGGCCAATCAGGTTTGGAGACAGGTAAGGCAGCCCGACGGGACGATGAAGCTGGAGCTTCAGATGGACACCCGTCCCCAGTGGCTGAAGGACCAGGTCGGGGCTTTCGGCTCCTACACCGTCCAGCGCGACTACGGAATGGACCCGGCGACGATGGGGGCGATCCCGGAGTCGGCCCGCGTCATCGACCCCCGCACCGGCCAGCAGATCACCCCCCAGGCCACCGGCCCGGTCGTCCCCCAGCCGGCCAGGACGGTCCTGGGAGGCTTCGGGGAGGTTCAGCCGGCTGTCGCTCCGGCGGCCGCCGGGCCGATGGCCCAGGCTCCGGCTGCCCAGGCAGCGGCCGCCCGCGGCACCCAGGTCGCCCCCCACGGCGTCCTCCCGGACGCCGTACTGAGGGTCACCGGGGCAGCGTCCAGGTTCGGGGCCGGCCGCAGCGCCGGGTCCAGCCTCCTCGGCCGGAGATGACATGACCCCCCAGGAGATCATGAGCCTGCCCCGGGAGCAGGCGATCGCCCTTCTGATGCAGCAGTTCGGGGGCGGCGTCGGCCTTGGACAGACCGACCTGGCCCTGCCCGGCCAGTCCCAACTCGACCCCATGAACGCCCAGGCCCAGGTTGCGCCTACGAACGTTCAGTATTACGCCCAGGACCCGACCCTGGCCGCCTGGCAGGGGATCGGCGACTGGGCGCTCAGCGAGGGCAGGCACGCCGGGCAGACGAGCGCCAGCCAGGGCTACTTGAGGCCGATCTACGACACTCACGGGGATTACAGCGGCAACCAGGCCCTGCTCCGCTACGAGGCCGACCTGACCCCGAGCTTCAGAGACGAGGGCGGCTATGGCCGCTACGTCGGGGAGTTCAACCCGGACGGGTCGTTGAAGGATGTCCGCTACAACACCACGCAACTCTCCGGCGGGTTCATCGGTGACAACATCGACACGATCGGCCCTCTCCTGGTCGCGGCCGTCGCACCCTACGCCTTCGGGGCGGTCGCGAACAGTATCGGTGCGACCACGGCCGCTGCCCAGGCGGGGGGTTGGAACGCCGCCCAGTCGGGTCTCGACTATGGGTGGGGGTCGGCTGTCCCGTCCGGGCCTGTGCCCATCAGCGCCAGCCTGCCGACCACGGTCAACCCGGAGGTCACCGCCGTACAGGCACCGTCGGCCGTCCAGACGCCGATCGACTACAGCCTCTCCCAGGGCCAGAGCCTGGGCCTCCAGGCGCCCGGGGGCGTACCCGGGGGGCCTCTTGGCGCGGTCGACTACGGGCTCGCACCGGGGATGACCTCGGGCACAGGCCTTCAGGCGCCCGCCTACTCGGGTTTGCCCGGGGCAGGCGCCGGCATGGTCCCCGTCGACTACGGCCTGGCGGCCGGCTTGGCGAACCCGAACCTGGCCCTGATGGGAGGCGCCCAGGGGCTGACGACGGGTGCCGCCCAGGGGCTCTCGGGGATGGGCGGCGGTCAGGGCCTGGTCGTCCCCGGCCTCAACCCGACCGTTACCCCGGACGCTTTCTGGTCGGTGCCCGAGTGGACGGTCACGCCAACCGGGTCGACTCCGGCGTCGATCACCTCGAGCACGCCCACGACCGTCAACCCGGCCCCCGCCCAGACCCCCGCGACCTGGTGGGACAGCATCCAGAACTTCGGGAAGGCGATCGCCCCGGTAGCGTCCGCGGCGGGCAAGGTCGCGAGCATCGCCGCGCCTCTGCTGGCCATCCAGCAGGGCAACAAACTCCTCGGTCAACTGGACGACGTCGCCGACGGCCAGCAGGCACCGAACCTGAACTTCGACCTGGGTGCGCCCGCCGGGCCCAGCACCCAGCAGCAACAGCAGGCCCAGACGGGGACCGTCGCGGGCGTTCTGCCGGGACGTGCGGACATCGCCAACGCGGCCGCCAGTCAGTTCCTGCAGCCCGGTAGCAGGCCGCTTCTGGAGCTTCTGGAACTGAACAGGCGCGAGAACGCGAGCGCAACCGACCTCACCGGCGGCCGCGCTCGTGGTCCGCGCGTGGCCGGCAACACCCTTCTGGGGCTTTGACATGAAGACAGTCGACAGGATTGCAGCCGTGAAGCCGGCCGCGTACGTCCGCCCGCGGCCTTTGGCGGAGCCCGACGAGCAGCCGCTGCGGCCTTTGACGGAGCCCGACGGGCGGCCGCTGCCCCCGACGCAACCGTCGGTGTTCAGTTCCGGGACCCTCAAGGGGCGTCTCCTGGAGCCCTCCGTAGGCAACTCCACCCGGGTCGCCGGTACGCCCGCGAAGGGGGTTCTGAGTGGACGATAACGAGAAGTCCCTGAACGCCTACCTGCGCCGCAGGTGGGAGTCCCTGAAGACCGAGCGCAGCCAGTGGATGAAGGTCTGGGAGGACATCAGCAGGCACCTGGCTCCGGACATGGGCCGGTTCAGGCAGGAGTCCAAGGCGGAAGCCGGTCGCAGGCGCGACAAGGCGATCCTGGACAACACCGCCACGCGCGCCATGCGCACGTTGGCCGCCGGTCTTCACGCGGGCCTGTCCTCGCCCAGCCAGCCTTGGCTGGAGTTCCGCGTCAGCGACCCGAACCTGCGCGACCAGCCGGAGGTAAAGACCTGGCTGGTACTGGCCAGGGACGCCGTCCTGGAGGTCTTCGCACGGTCGAACGCCTACCGGGCGATCCACACCCTCTACGAGGAACTCAGCGTTTTCGGGACGGCCTGCGCGGTCATCGCAGAGGATTTCGACACGGTCATCCATCTGCACGTTCTGACGGCAGGCAGTTACGCGATCGCGACCGACTCCCGCGGCCAGGTGAACACCCTGTTCCGGGAGTTCTCGATGACCGTGGAACAGGTCGTGGACACCTTCGGCGAAGAGAACTGCAGCGACCACGTCCGTAACCAGTACAGGATGAGGAACTACGACCTGGAGGTCGTTCTCCTGCACGCGATCGAGCCCCGGCGGCCCCAGGACCGGAAAGGCCGCGTGGGCGCCCACGCCCTCCCCTGGAGGGAGGTCTACCTGGAGATGTCCCAGGGCCAGGATCGGGTCCTGCGCGAGTCCGGCTATGCGCGGTTCAACGTCTTAGCCCCTCGCTGGATCGTGAACGGCGAGAACGTTTACGGGACCAGCCCAGGCCGGGAAGCTCTCGGGGACGTGAAATCCCTTCAGCACCTTCAGTTGCGCAAGTCCCAGGCCGTCGACTACCAGACGAAACCGCCCGTGCAGGGCCCCGCGAACCTCAAGGGGAACAACACCGCCTTGCTGCCCGGGGGCTATTCGCCGATCGACGCTGCCGGCCCTGGCGGGGAGGTGAAGACCGTCTTCGAGGTTCGCCTGGATCTGGCGGACCTGACCGCGGACATCCAGGACACCCGCGGGCGGATCAGCAGGACGTTCTACGAGGACCTGTTCCGGATGGTCACGGACCTGGACAGGTCGGGGATCACCGCCCGGCAGATCGCCGAGCAGCACAGTGAAAAGATGATGCTGATGGGTCCGGTCCTGGAGAGAGTCCAGAACGAGTGCCTGGCGCCTCTCGCCGAGATGGCCTTCGAGATGCTCCTGGCCGCGGACGTTCTCCCGACGCCCCCGGAGGCCCTTCAGGATGGTCAGATAACGGTCGAGTTCGTGTCCATCCTCGCCCAGGCCCAGAGACAGGCGGGCGCTGGCGCCGTGGACAGGTGGCTGGCGACGATCGGGTCGTTGGCCCCGATCATGCCGGAGACGCTCGACAAGGTGGACCCGGACGCGGTCGTGGACGAGTACGCGCAGATGCTCGCGATCAACCCCCGCCTGATCCGGTCGGGGGAGGAACTGGACGGGATCAGGACTGCCCGAGCCCAGCAGGCCCAGCAGGTCCAGCAGGCCGAGCAGCAGGCCCAGTCGGCGGACACCGCCAAGGACATAGCGACTGCCCAGGCGGTCGCCCCCGAGCAGACGAACACCGCCCAGCAACTGGACATTGCCAGGTTTTTGGGCGGTTGACGTGTAAACCTGGGCAACATTCTGGTATGATTCGCGAATGGACGAAGACGATTTTGAGTTCGAGCTTGACGAGGACGAGGACGAGCAGGCCCGTGTGCGCCTCCGCCAGGAGCGGGACGCGGACGCCTGGAAGTGGATTATGGCTGACGTCCGTGGTCGTCGGGCCGTCCGGATGCTGATGCGAGCGTCGGCTGTCCATACGCGGGGAGGTTCGGACCCCCAACTGCTGGCTCTCCGGGAAGGTGAGCGTCGCAGCGGAATTCTGATCATTGAACTGGTGCGGGAACACGCGCCGGAGCACTTCACCACCCTGTTCGAGGACGACAAAGATGACTGATGCTGCGAACGCGCCTGCACCCGTTGAAACGCCCGCACCCGCTCCGGCTTCCGCCCCCGCGGCTCCTGCGCCTACCCAATATGCTCCTGCTGCTCCTGCTCCTGCAGCACCTGCGCCGGCGCCGGCTCCTGCCACTGCGCCGGTCAACCAGGCCCCTGCGCCGGTCAACCAGGCCCCGGCCCAGTACCAGGTTCCTGCGGGCGTGACTCTGGACTCGGAGACGCTTACGGAGATGGCCCAGGCGGCCCACCGTGCGGGGATGGCCCAGGACCAGTTCGCCCAGCAGGTGGCCAGTCTGAACCACGCCCTGGGCGTCGTCCAGGGGCGCGCCAACCAGGCCGCCGTCGCGCGAGCGGAGGCTGCGCTGAAGGCCGATCCGGACTTCGGCGGGGCGAATTACGATAAGACCCTCTCGGACGCGAAGGCGACCGTGGAGGCTCTCGGCGGCCAGGAACTGCTGGCGGAGATCGACGCATCCGGCCTGGGCAACAGTCCGGCGCTCATCAAGGCTCTCGCGAAGCTGGCACGGTCCGGCGTCGTGAAGGGAAGTTTCGTTGCCGGCGGCAACGCAAGGGACGGTGAGCGGTCGCTCGCTGACCTGCTCTACGGCGGTTGAACGCCGGTCAACAAAGGGGGTGAAACATGGCTGAACTCAGTAATCGCGTCACGCTACTCGACGTAGCCAAGCGCACCGATCCGGATGGCAAGATTGCCAAGGTCGTGGAAGTCCTCGCGCGGATGAACCCCCTTGTGGAGGTTCTCCCGTTCGTGGAAGCCAACCAGCAGTCTTCGCACCTGACCACGGTCAGGACCGGGGCGCTGCCGACTGCCGTCTGGCGCAAGTACAACCAGGGCGTGGAGATCGGCAAGTCCGCCACCGTGCAGGTCACGGAGACGATGGGCATGCTGGAGGCTCGTGCGGAGATCGACGAGAAGCTGGTGAAGCTGAACGCCGATCCGGCCGGGTTCCGGCTTTCGGAGGCGATCGCCTTCACGGAGGGCATCAACCAGCAGGTAGAGGACGCGTTCTTCTACGGGTCGCCGTCCGCCGACTACCCGTTCATGGGCATCGCCCCGCGGTACAACGCCCTGACGGGCGCGACCCAGGACTTCATCATCGACGCGGGCGGCTCTGGCAGCGACCAGACGTCTATCTACCTGATGGTCCTCGGCGAGCAGACCGTCCACGGGATCTACCCGCGCGGGTCGAAGGCCGGCCTGGACCACCAGGATCTGGGCATCATCGACGCCTTCGAGGGCACCACCAACAAGCGCTTCCGGGCCTATGCGGACCTCTGGCGGTGGGACATGGGACTGGTCGTCCGTGACCACCGGGCGATCGTCCGGATCGGGAACATCGAGGCCGCTGACCTTATCGACGCGGGCCTCAGTTCGGGGAACACCCAGGCGGCGACGGCGGCGACGAACATCCTCCGGTGCGTGATCGAGGCCAAGAACCGGATTCCCCGGGCGGTCCGCGCCCAGGGTCGTCTGGTGGCGTTCATGAACAGCCGCTGCAAGACCGCCTTCGAGCTTCTCGGCCTGGAGAAGTCGGTCAACGCCGTCAAACTGATGGACGGCCAGAAGCAGGCCGTTACCGGCTGGGACGGGGTCGAGTTCATAGTTTCGGATGCGATCCTCAACACGGAAGCCGAGATCACCTGATCGGCCGTCTGAAGGAAACCACGGGCGGTCTGACGGCCGCCCACTCTCCACCAGGAGGACCACATGATTCGCGACCTTGCATCTGAATTTTCGACCAAGCAGGACTTCAAAGGGAACGGGGCCACGGTCGTATCCACGAACCACCTGGATACCCAGGCGGCCAAGGGCGACGCGGCCGTCGGCACCCCGATCGAGTGGGCGGTGACCGTCGACACTGCGGCTACCGGCGGCACCAGCGTGAACTGGCAACTGTTCACGGCGGACGCGAACACGTTCGCGAGCGAGACGGTTCTGGATGCCACCGGGGCGATCCCGGTCGCCGACCTCGTCAAGGGCAAGACGATCAGCCGCCGGGTTCCGTACGGGGCCAAGCGCTATCTGCGGGTGAAGGCCGTCACCGTCGGGGACGTAACGGCGATCAACGCGACCGTCGGCCTGGTCAAGGCCAGCGACCAGTGGAAGCCGGCTGATCCGGTCGGAGTGGAGTACTGATTATGCGCGTCAAAGCTATTCGCCCGGGGTTCTACGGGGGCGCCCTGCGCCAGCCCGGGGACACGTTCGCGGCCGCCGGCAAAGCGTCCTGGTACGAGCCCGTCGAGGACGGCTTGCCGGCTGTCCCGAAGAAGGCTGCCAAGACCGACGCCAAGGCTGACGTCAAGACCGACGTCAAGACCGATGCCAAGGGTGACGCCAAGGCTGACGTCAAGACCGACGCCAAGGTTGACGCCGGCATCGACCCGGGCAGCCTCGTCTGACTTCTCCACTGGGTGGTGGTGGGTTCCCCTGGCCTCCGGGCCGGGGCCTTTTTCAGGGACTGAGCCGTGGCGTCTGTCATCGACATCTGCAACCTGGCGCTGATCCACATCGGCGAAGCGGGCAACGTGGCGTCGATCGACCCGCCCGAGAACAGCACCCAGGCACGCTACTGCGCGCGGCTCTACCCGGTCGCCCGCGACGAAGTGCTGGAGGCCCATACGTGGCGCTTCAATACCCGTCGGGTGGCCCTTGCTTCGGTTCAGGTTCCGGAGTCCGTGGCCGGCGAGTGGACCTGTGCCTACGGCCTCCCGGCTGACTGTCTTAGGCCCTTCCAGGTTTACTGCCCCGGCCGCACCGAGGTCGGCAAGACCGAGGACTTCACCGTGGAAGTGTCCGCGTCCGGCGACCAGGTGATCTACACGAACGTCGAAGGCGCCTACCTGAAGTACGTCATTCGGGTGACGGACGCGGCCAAGTTCCCGCCCACGTTCGTTGCCGCGCTGTCGGCCCGGTTGGCGTCCAAGCTGGCCAGCCCCATGACCCGGTCGGCGGGCATGATCAGCGGCATGGACAAGCTGGCCCGCGTTGAACTGGCGAACGCTGCCGCGGTCGACGCCGCCGCCCAGTCCACGGAGGACTGGAAAACGGAGGCGGAGCCCTTCTGGGTGGCAGGCCGGTGAGCCGCACTCGGACACTTCTGAGGTCGTTCGCGGGCGGCGAGATCAGCCCCCTGTTGTTCGGCAGGATCGATCTGAGGCCGTACCAGACCGGTCTGGCCCTGTGCCACAACTTCGTAGTCATGCCCCAGGGACCGGTACGGTTCAGGCCCGGGTCGAGGTTTCTGACCTACGGGGCGGCGAATGACGCCCGTCTGATCCCGTTCGTCTACTCGGACGATCAGGCGTACGTCGTGGAACTGACCGGGAACGGAAAGATCCGCGTCCACAACCTGACGGGAACGCTCCTGGCGGACTCCGCGGACGTCCCCGTTGTGTCCATCACGAACAGCAATCCGGCGACGATCGTTTTCGGCCAGGGGGCCTTCGCGGACGGGGATGACGTATACCTGGACGTGGTCGGAATGCCGGAGATCAGCGACCGCTGGTACAGACTCGACTTCCAATCCAGCGACGGGACCAACGACACTTTCGTGCTCGCCACCGTCGCCCGCCCGTCGGGGGTAGACTCTACTGGTTATGGGACGTTCATATCCGGGGACGCGATGGTTCCCCTGGAACTTGCCCACCCGTACGCGGCCTCGGATCTGAGAGCCCTCCGGTACGCTCAGAACGCGGACGTGCTGACGATCGTTTCCAGGGACTACGAGGTCCATACCCTGCGCAGGACGGGGCCAAACGTCTGGGTGTTCAGCGCGGAGACGTTCGGGCCCAGCCTGGCCGCACCGACCACGAAGCCAGCCGTTGCCCAGTCGGGTCCAGGCGGCGGGCAGACGAAGAGCGAGTTCTACACCTACACGAAGGTGTCGATCGACGGGGCGGAAGGGGAGAGCTTTCCGGCGCCGTCCTCGGACGCGATCAGCGTCGATCTGACCGTCCACGGGAACGTTGTCACGATCACCCCCGTCGAAGGCACCGCCCCGGCCGGTTACCGGTGGAACTACTACAAGGCCCTCAACGGCCTCTGGGGGTACATCGGCCAGAGCGAGGGCGCTTTCGAGGATCGGAACATCGTTCCCGCCCTGGCCGTCGCCCCGCCCGAGTACGGGGACACGGCCTTCCAGGCCTCCGGGGACTACCCGGGGACGGTGTCCTACTTCCAGCAGAGAAAGGTGTTTGCGGGGACAATCAACCGTCCCCACTCGGTATGGATGACCCGCAACGGGACGGAGACGGACATGACCTACACGGTTCCGTCCAGGGACGACAACGCCCTGGGGTTCACGGTCGCGTCCCGGGAGTTGCAGACGATTCAGCATCTCGTACCCCTGCGCCAGTTGCTGGTGCTGACCGCCTCCGGGGTATGGAAAATAACCCCCCAGAACAACGACGTTCTGACCCCGTCGAGCATCAGCGCGGACCTGGTCGCCTATGTGGGTGCGAGCGACGTTCAGCCGGTGACCATCGACGCGTCCGTGATCTACGCGTTCTCGAGGGGCGGGCGGGTTGGCGAGGTCAAGTACGCGGACTCGGCCGCTGACTTCGTCGTCAGCGACGTGTGCCTGCTGGCCCCGCACCTGTTCGACGGCTACGCGGTCGTGGACATGGCCATGATGGAAACCCCCGCGAGGCTCCTCTGGGTGCTCAGGTCCGACGGGATTCTCCTGTCCCTGACCTATCAACCCGAGCAGGAAGTCCTCGCCTGGCACCAGCATGATCTGGGCGGTGAGGTTCGGTCGATCTGTGTGCTCCCGAACGTGACCACGGAGAGCCTTTCCGAGGATGTCCTGTTCGCCTACGTCCGCCGCAAGAACGGTCCCGTGACCTACGACGCGATCGAGATCCTGCACGGGTTCGGGGACTACCCGGACGAACACCGGACCAGTTACTGGGCGCCGCCCGGCGACCTGGCTCTGGAACACGCTGTACATGTAGACAGTGCTTTGGTCTACGAGGGCGCGCCCGCGGACCGTCTGATTGGCCTTCATCACCTGGAGGGCAGGCAGGTATCAATCGTCTCCGACGAGGCCGTTCACCCACCCCTGACGGTCGTCAACGGGGAGATCGTCCTGGAGGCGGACGCGTCCCGGGTCGTCGTCGGCCTCCCCTACGAGGGCCGCCTCACGACCCTGCCCCTGGTTCTGGAGGGGAGCGCCGCCGAGGGTCAGGGCGCGCTCAGATCGGTGAGCCGTGCGCACCTGCGCCTACTGCAGACGAGCGGGGTGTTCGTCGGTCCGGACTTCGATATAATGGACGAACTGAAGGCCCGGTCGACGGAGGACTTCGGGGAGCCCCCGAAGTGGAAAACCGGCTACCAGTACGAGTTCGCGGTGTCCCCGACGTGGGGGTTTGAGGGCCACATTTGCGTCAAGCAGACCGACCCGGTCCCGATGGTCCTACTGTCGATGACTCTGGACGTTGAGATAGGAGGCTGACGTGGCCTTGTTCGATGACATTCTGAAGGACATCGGCCTCGGCAGCAGTGTTGCTGGAGAGATCAAAAGCATCTACGACAGCTACGCGGCCGCGAAGGTCACCCAGATTCAGAGCAATGCTCAGAAGCTGGCCAACGAGGCCCAGGCGGCGATCGCCGACAACAATGCCCTGCTTGCGCGTTGGCAAGCCACGGACGCAATCCGGCGCGGGCACATCACCGAGAACCGCACCCGCCTGGGTACGGCCCAACTGAAGTCTACGCAGCGCGCCCGGATGGCCGCGAACGGGATCATGCTGGGCGGAGACTCGGCTCTGCGCGTTCTCGCGGACACGGACATCCTCGGCGAGATCGACGCCATGACGAACCGTGAGAACGCCGAGCGGGAAGCCTGGGCGTACCGGCTTCAGGCCCAGGACTTCGACAACCGGGCGGCCATCCTCAGAAACGCCACCGTGCCCATCCCGGACTCCACGTCGTCGGCCGTGATTACGTCCCTGCTGTCCTCCGGGAGCCGGGTAGCCAGCCTCTGGGACACCTGGAAAAACTGACATGGCAGTCGTCGTCCCCCGCTACACGACCAACCGGGAACTTCCTCAAGCCCCGAATCAGCTTCCGAGTGTTAGACAGACGGCAGCGCCGACCGCCGATCAACTCGGCGGCAACGTCCGCATCCCGAACCAGTCGATGGCCAGGGACCTGTCGAATGCCGGCGACAACCTGCTGGCTGTCGCCCTTCGGCGGCGGGAACGGGAGGACGCCGACGGCCTGTTCCAGGCAGAGACGATCGTCAAGAACAAGTACTCGCCGATGGCCGCCGACTGGGAGTCCCGGAAGGGGTCTGCGGCGAAGGGAGTCGTAGAGGAGTCCGCCGCCTGGTGGGACGAGACTGTCGACGATGTCAGGTCCAAGCTGAACGAGCGTCAGCAGAGGGCTTTCGACAGGACCGTGGCGGCGATGCGGCAGCAGTCTACGGACCGGCTCATCCGCCATCAACTTACCCAGGAGCGAGTCAGCCTGGACGAGAGCGCGAACGCGTCCATCGTCGGGTCGATCAACTTCGCGGCCGCCCACGCGGACAACCCCGAGGCGATCGCCGCCGCCCGGCAGGACGTCGTGGACAGGATCTTGACCCGCGGTCGTCTGAACGGATGGGCGGACGAGCGCACCGCCTTGGAGATCGGCGAGAAGATCACCCTTCTCCACAAGCACGCCGTGGACGCCCTGATGCGCAAGGACCCGGCCCTGGCCAAGGAATACTATGAGAAGCACAAGGAGGAGATCGACGGCGGTCAGAGGGCGTCCTTCGAGGACAAGGTAGACGCCGGCACCCGTCTGCAGAAAGTTCAGCAGTTCGCCGACGATCACGACCCGAGGACGGGTGTGACCCTTCAGGAGGCGCTGGACGCCGCCCGCAAGCAGTTCGACGGGGAGGACGAGAGGATCGCCGTCGCCGAGATCCATAGCCGGTTCAACGAACGAGAGCGGATCGAGAAGAGGGCCGAGGAGGAAGCCCTGAACGACGCATACAACGAGATGGGCCCGACCGGAGGTATCGGTAACCTGTCCCCGTCGACCTGGGCGCGTCTGACCGGGGAGCAGCGCAGGAAGCTCTACGAGCAGCAGGAAAGTCTGGATCACCGTCGAGCAGTCCGCGCCGATAGGATCAGCCAGGCCGAGCGGCAGAAGCGCGCAGACGAACGCGTCAGACAGCAGTTGGCGTCTATCGACCTGCGCGAAGACTACCTGATGGAGATCGGCGACGGGGCCTCTCCGGCGCGGATGGAGGAGATTGCCAAAGAGGTCCAGGAGGCCCGCCGGCGTCGGCAGATCACCCCCGAGGACGCCGACAGGGTGATCCGCGGGATGGACACCAGGGTGGCGAAGGCATCCGTCGTGAATGCCGGGAATTTCAACGCCGCCACTCGGGTCATCGACGCCACCAAAGGGTTCAACGCCCGCGACAAGGTTCTGCGCAAGGACGAGCTTCGCCTCATCATCGAACAGGATCAAGCCATCAAAGCCCGCCCGCTCACCGTCGAGGAGATGCGCAAGCACGTCAACGAGTATCTGGCCGCCGGCCGTGTCCCCCGCAAGTACCTCTCCGAACTGTCCAGTTGGTTCGACCGGGACGCCCGCTACTACGAGGTTATGGGCACCCCCGACGAAGCCAACTGGATCCCGAACGAGCCTCGCCCTGCGCGGTCGATCACGGCTACGACGACGGCCAAGGACGGCACCCAGACGACGGCCCGGCTGCGGCCGGCCACGAAGGACGAATGGTCCAGCCTGCCCAAACCGCTGACGTCCGCGGAGGTTAACGCCCTCCCGGACGGAAGTCGATACATTGACCCCAAGACTGGAGGGGTTGCCACCAAGCGCGGCACCTCTACCCGCCCATGAACGACCCCCTTCTGAGTGCCTTCGGCGACCCTCTGGACGTCGAGGAAGACACGCCCCTGAACCAGTTCGGGCACCCCCTGGACCTGGTCCCGGAGGACCCTGTAGAAATTCCCGAAGCCGACCGGGGGCCTGCCAGGGGGATCACCGAGGAGCCTCTGAAGCTGGACCCGGACCGGGCGGCGCGCATTCACCGCGCGGCCGAAGTCACAGGCATGCACCCGATCGTCGTCCGGGACAACCTGGAGGAGGTCGAGCGCAGGTTCCGACTCCAGCAGATAAACGACCTGGTCGTTCAGGATCCGGCCCTTGGCCGCGTGATGGAGAACCCGATCGCGGCCGGACTCGCCCACGGAGAGGCCGAAAGCCTGTCGCTCCTGGGCCAGACGGTACGGTCGTTCCGGAACTTCGGGGGCGCCTGGGCGTCTGCCATACCGGCGTTCAGTGGCGGGCTCTGGCAGCTAGTTCGGGCGGGCGCTGAAGTGACCGGGCTGGACGGCCTCGCCGAGTACGCGAAGGAAGGCGCGGAAAGTGCCGACTACACGGCCAGGTGGCTCAACCCCCCGAACCCTAATCCTATTCTGAACACGGCCTATTCCGGTTTGCAGTCCGCTGGCCAGACGCTCGCGCTGACGGCGGGCGGAACGCCCCGCCTGGTCGTTGCAGGGTTGAGCGCCCTCAGCGCAGGTCACGCCTACGGGCAAGCCCGGGAGGCCGGCCTGGACCCCCTGGCGGCAGTCATCTACGGGGCCGGTCAGGGAGCTATCGAGGGAATGACGGAGCGTCTGAGCGCGTCCGCTTTGGTGGACCTGCTCAAGGGGACCGGGACCAGCCTGCTGTCCAGCTTGCGCCGGTTTGCGTTCGGCGAGGCTCTCGGCGAACAATTGGCGACACTTCTTCAGGACTTCCAGGAGTGGGTTGTTCTGAACCCGGAGAAGTCCGCGGAGGAGTTCGGCGACGAGCGTCTGCCGGCAGCCCTGGAAACCCTGATCGCGACCGCCGTATCGGTCGGTGCCAGCGGGACGGTCGCCCAAGGGTTGAGCGCTCTTCGGGAACGTCGCGAGGCCGCCGACAGGGCCGCCCAGCAGCGGCAGCTTCTGGACCAGTTGATGAAGGGCAGTTCCGCCAGTCATCTGAGGGCTGCGGACCCGGCCGCCTTCCAGGCCTACCTGGACGAGTCCAGTCGACAGGAGAACGGTGACCCGGGCGTGTTCTACCTGGACGGCCGGTCGTTCGCCCAGGCTCTGAGCGAGTCGGGTGTTCAGATCGATCAGCTTCGGGAGCAGTCCCCGGATCTGGTCCAGAGGCTCGCCGAGGCGATCCAGACGGACGGCGACGTGGTCGTGCCCATGGCCGAGTTCGTGACCCTGTTCGCGGACTCCCCGGCGGCCGACCGGCTAACGATGATCGTCCGCGAATCCGAGCACGCGATGAGCGCCGAGGAAGCGGCCGCGTTCGCCCAGTCGGGGGCAGCCGAGCAGTTCAATGCCGTGATCGACGAGGCCCTGCAGAAGGCCGCCCGGGGCGAGGCGGACGTTCTCGAGCGCGACCTGGTCCGGGATCAGATCCGGGAGCAGGTAGCCCAGCAGTTGACGGCCCTGGGCCGGTGGACGCCGGAGGTTGTGGACACGAACGCGTCGATCGCCGCCACGCTCTACGCGAGAACCGCCAGGCACATGGGCCTGACGCCTATGGAGTTCATCGACAGGTACGTGCCCCAAGTGGAGTCGGCGGCCCAGCCTGGCGCCAGCGCCGTTCTGCAGGCCGCCCGGGATGAGGTTGGGGGCACCCGGGAGCGCACGGACACGCCGGAGTTTCGGAACTGGTTCGGCGACTCGAAGGCGGTAGACGAGAACGGCGAGCCGCTGGTGGTATACCACGGGACGCAGCACAGCTTCGACTCGTTTGACCCTGAAATGCAGGGTGACACGGTGTTTTCGGAGGATCGAGGGTTTTTCTTCACCAACGACCCTGCCGAGGCGTCGGCTTACGCAACGCTGGACTGGGACAGGGACGCCCCGCTACCCAATGTCATGCCTGTGTACCTGTCCCTGAAAAACCCGAAGTTGGTGGAGCTTCTCCCGGAGGCGAGTCCCTACGAGAGGCCTGCACTTTGGTACGACGCCGAGGGAAGGGATGCGGTCGAGCAAGCCCTCGCGGAGGGCCATGACGGGCTTATTGTCCGCGACCTTCGAGAGGACGTGAATGATTATGTTCGCGGGAACCCGCTCGCCCTGTACGTCGCCTTCCGCCCCGAGCAGATCAAGTCCGTTTTCAATCGCGGCGGCTGGGACCCGTCTAACCCGGACACGCTCGCCCAGAGCGCCCGCAGATCAACCAGCGACGTCGGCCACAAGCGCGACAAGAGCGGCCGATACGTTGGCGCCCCGGACTGGATCGGGGCGTCTCCGGAGAAGCTCAAGGTACTCCGTCGTCAGTTGAAGAAGCTCGCCCTGGAGGGAGGTGCCAGCCGCTACTGGTACGAGGACTCCGCCCGGGCAGTTCTGGAACTGGTCAACAGCGACCCGGTCGAGGCCGAGAAATTCATCGGCCTCCTGGCGATCTACTCGCAGGGGACCGAGGTCAGTGCGAACGTGACCTTCGCCCTTACGGCCTATTACCAGTGGAAAAACGGCCTTCCGATCGACACCGGTCGTTTCCCCGTTGAGCAGTCCAGGAAGGCCGAGGACGTCCTCCGCCACGACACCGGCTGGGGCGGGGTCAAGACCAACAACTTCTATAGCGATCTGATGGAGGAGATCGACCCGGCGAAGGTGGACGGAGACCACGCCACCATGGACATGTGGTTGGCTCTTGCGTTCGACTACGGGTCGAAAGTGCTCGACCAGGGGCCCAAGTACGGGTTCGCGAAGAGGGAGATTACCCGGCTCGCCGCCGAACTGGGCATCCGCCCGCACCAGGCCCAGGCTCAGGTATGGGCGGCGATCAAGTACCGCGTCGAGTCCACCGCCGCGGAGCGCAATGAAATCGAGCGCCGCACGGGCATCCAGGTCAAAGACAAGAAGGGGAACTGGCACGTCCCCAAGGCCCAGGAGAAGAGTCACTTCCGGCTTGCGACGAAGCTCGGGATGGGCATGGACGCCAACCAGGCGGACATCGACGACGCCAAGTACGACTTTTCCGACGCGCTCCGGGCCCGGACGATCCAGATGTCCTGGGGGGTGTCCCCTGAAGGCTTGCCGGGCATCCATGACGCGCCGATGGCCCAGAAGCTGGAATACCTGTCGGCGATCAGGGCGGCCCTGGCCGACGAGTCCGGGCGCGACCTGATCGCGGACATGACAGGACTGCCCCAGGGTGTCGCCGGGGAGGGCGTCCGGGCTCGGGACGGGCTGACCGACGTCGGCGTCCAGACGCTCGTCCCCGTCGCCCTGGAGGGCACCGGCAAGGGTCGGACGTTGCGGTCCACCAGCCGGGACATCGTGGAGTTGTCCGCGGCCATCCGCGGATACGTCCTCGGCCAGACCTCGGTCAGCTACCACCACCCGGTCCCTGGCGACGCCAAGATTCGCCACAACGGCGTCTCCCTGGAGACGGTTCGGCCCCTCACCGCGGAGGAAGTTCAGCTTCTGCAGGCAGCGCTCGTCGGCCGGTTCGGGCCTGACGGCGTATCTCTGGATTGGTCCGCCGACCGGGTGACGGTTCTGAATCAGGGCGACGGGAAAGCTGTCGACAACGGCCCCTTCCAGAAGGCCTTCCGTGAAACGGTCGAGGCCCTCCCGGACGACTTCGGGGGTAGTATGACCCTTGCCACCTTCCGGGCGGAGGGTGATTCCGTAACCAACGACTGGCAGGTGAACCCGAATGGCGAAAGCTACCTGGAAAGAATTACAGGCCGACGACCCGATCTTCTCGGGCGGGTGGCGGATCTTCGCGCCCGCGTCGAGGCCGTTAACGCGGCCTTCGCCGCCCGTTACGGGTGGGACCAGCCCGCCCCCGTCGGCCAGAGCTATTCCCAGTCCGGCCGAGATGGCCAGTCAGTACGAGGCCCAGCGGCGATTGGAGTCAGCCCTGCCTCTGGCGTCCACTTCAGCAGCCAGCGCAGAACCGTCCTCGACGGTCGCTACTACGGCACCGGACTCCGGGGTGCCGAGGCCGAGCGGATCGCAGCCGCCACCGACCCCCGTCTGAGGGAACGCGTCTACGTCTACATCGACGAGGGCGGAGGAGTCCGGCCGGAGTCGGGCGTGGGCGCCTACGCTCACGAGGTCCGTCTGCCGACGCTCTATGACATGTACACGGACCCGCTCAAGCTGAATGGCATCCTGAACACGGACATCAACGCCTGGGAGTCGGCTATCCTGGACGCGGGTTTCCACGGCTACTACAGCCGGACCCGGCCCCAGGCGGCCGCAGTCGTGATCGGGGACGCGTCCAGGGCTATCCAGGCTGTTCCGATCGACGCCCCGCCCGTGCCAGGTCTGGGCCCTTCAGTGAACGTCGCCCCGGCCCGCTACTCGGCGGTCCTCTCGTCGGCGGAAATCGACGCGATCGACATGGAAGCGATCCGGGCCGTGGCCCCCAGCGCCAATCTGAGGATGGGCAAGTTCACGGTGGACGCAGCCGAGGCCGGCGCCGCTCGAGCTAAGGCCGCGGAGAAGGGCGTAGAACTCCCCGCCCGGTCCCTCTACCAGGAAGCCGGCCCGCCTCGAGGCCTGTACACCCCGGACACGAACACGATCAGCCTTCTGGAGGGCGCTGATCTGAGCACGTTCCTTCACGAACTGGGCCACTTCGGTCTGGAAATGATGATGGAGATCGCCGCCCGGGAGAATGCCCCCCAGCAGGTGATCGACGACGTCAAGACCCTCCTGAAGTGGTTCGGGGTGGCCGACCTTCAGACCTGGCAGGGGATGACTCTGGAGCAGAAGAGGGAATACCACGAGAAGTTCGCGGAGGGGTTCGAGACGTACCTGTTCGAGGGCGTCGCGCCCGCCCTGGACCTGACCGGGGCGTTCAACCGGGTCCGCCAGTGGATGAGCGACGTCTACCGGATGCTGTCCTCGGAAATGAATGTCCAGTTGGACGACGAGGTCCGGGCGGTCTTCGACAGGATGCTGGCCAGCGAAGACCAGATCGCCGAACAGCAGCGGATCCGGGAGATGATGCCCAGCTTCGAGAGCGCCGATCAGGTCGGCGTTGAAGCCTGGGAGGAGATGCAGCGCCTGGGCGAGGAGGCCTCCCAGACGGCGATCAACAACCTCCGGGCGAGGACCCTTCGCGACCTGAGGTGGTTCGCGAACGCCAAAAGCCGGCAACTCAAGAAGCTCCAGAAGACTTCCCGGGAGATCCGCGCCGGTCTTCGCGCGGACGTCTCCCGGGAGGTTTACAACCGGCCGGTCTATGCCGCCTTCCGTTTCATCGCCACCGGAGTCGCCGAGGACCGCGACCTGACCAACGCCCAGCGCAAGGCGATCGACACCGTCGCCGGTCAAAAGACGCAATTGTCCATGCCGGCACTGAGGGCATTCTACGGGGAGCAGTCGCCGATTCCGGGAATGCTGGACCGTAAGCTGGTCCGCAACGAAGGGGGCGCCGACCCGGACGCGGTCGCCGTCGCCTTCGGGTTCGACAGCGGGGACGCGATGGTCCGTGCGCTCCTGGAGGCGGAGCCCGCGGAGCCCCTCATCGACTCGATCGTGGACCGGAGGATGCTCGAGGAGCACGCGGACCTGTCCTCGCCCCTGGATATCGAGAGGGCTGCGGAGGCTGCCATCTACAACGACGCCCGTGCACGCCTGGCCGCCACCGAGGTCCGGGCGATCGCCGAGGGGCTGAACGCCGCCGAGGCCACGGGCGGGACGGTGACTGTTCCGGAGACGGTGATCCCGGAGACGGTCGATCGTCACGGGCGGGTCAGGAAGGCCCATACCAGGAAGGCCTACACACGGTCGTTGACGGTCAACGGCCTGGTTCGGGCCGCGACTCAGTATGCGGACGCGATCGTCGGCCGGAGTACGCCTCGTCAGTTGACCCCCCTGACCCACTCCAGGGCGGCCACGAAGGCGGCCACGCTCGCCAGGCAGGCTCAGAGGGACGGGGACATGGCGACCGCCCTCCAGCATCACCGCAACCGCCTGCTGCATACGAAGACCGCCCAGCGCATGGAGGAGGCCCGCAACGAGTTCGGCCGCATCGAAGCCTACCTGCGCCGGTTTCAGGGGCCGGTTAATCCGAAAGCGTCGATCGACGTCGACTACCAGGAGCAGATCCGGAACATTCTCCAGGCGATCGACACCCGGGCGAACACCAACCGGCGCGCGCAGGCTCTGGAAAGCCTCCGGGAGTGGATCAGCGAGCAGGAAGCCGCCGGTCTGCCCGTGGCCCTGGACGAGAAGCTCCTGAACGAGGCCCAGGCGACGAACATCAAGGATCTGACCATGGACCAGCTTCGGGGGCTGGTCGACCAGATCAGGCACGTCGAGCACCTGGGCCGCCTGAAGAAGAAGCTCCTGACGGCCCGGGATCAGCGCGAGTTCGAGGACATTCGGGACTCGATCGTGGACCGGGTCAGGAGGTTCGGGGGCGTCGCCAGGCCAGTGCCCTTCAACCCGTCCGCCCCTGACGGGTCTGCCGGTCGGGCGATCCGGGAATACTTTGCCGAGCACCGGAAGCTGTCGTCGCTCGTCAGGCAGATGGACGGGGCGAGGACGGGGGCTACTTCTGGCAGACCCTGATCCGGCCCATGAACGAAGCCGGCGACCGGGAACAGGCCCTCAAGGCGTACTTCACCCAGAAGCTGAACGACATCTACAGGCCGATCCTGAAGGCCCCCGGGGGCATCAACGGGGACCGTCGCCTGATTACGAGCATGGCCGTGAGCATGTCCCGCGCGGAGCGGATGGCGGTCGCCCTGAACTGGGGCAACGAGCTATCCCGGCAGCGCGTTCTGAACACCTTCAGCCAGGAAGCCGTCGACGAGATCCTGGGGACGTTGACCGATCCGGAACTGTCCGTCGTCCAGCAGACCTGGGATTTGATCAACGAACTCTGGCCAGACATTGCAGCCAAGGAAAAGCGCGTGGTGGGCGTCGTCCCCGAGAAGGTCGACGCGCTCCCGTTCACGGTTACGCGCCCGGACGGAACCGTTCTGGAGATGCGCGGGGGCTACTACCCGCTCCATTACGAGGCCGGCAAGTCCGACCGGGTCGCTGCCATGCAGGAGGCCGCGGACATGAAGGCGGTTCTGCCCGGGGCGGCCCTGAAGAGGATGACCCGTCGTGGTCACCTGGACGCCAGGAACGAGAAGTCCAGCCTGGAGATCAAGCTGACCCTGGACGTCATCGGCCTGCACCTGGACCAGGCCATCCACGATCTCGCCTGGCACGAGTGGCTGATCGACTCCGCGAGGGTGCTCTACGACAGGAAGGTATCCACGGCGATCCGAGAGCACTACGGCGCGGAGACGCTCAGGGTCATGAAGGAAATGCGCAACCAGATCGCCCTTGGCGACCTGTCCGCGACCAGCCGCGCCGAGAAGGTCGGGATGTGGCTGCGGGCGACCGCGTCCACGTCCACGATGGGCTTGTCCGCCACCGTGTCCCTGCTGCAGCCCTTCGGGATCCTGAACGGGATTGCCAGGGTAGGTATAAGAAACGTGCTGAAGGGATTCCGGCACTGGCTGGGGGACTGGACGAGGATGGAGTCGGCGATGTCCAACATCACCGCCAAGTCCTCGTTCATGAAGCACCGCGCCCAGACCTTCAACCGTGAACTGGTCGAGGTCATGGCCCAGGTCCACTACGGGAAGTCGGCCTGGAAGGGCAAGGCCACCCAACTGATGTTCGCGCCCATGCAGCGGATGCAACTGCTGGCGGACATCCCGACCTGGTACGGGGGCTATGAGAAGGCCCTCGCGGAGGGGTTCGACGAGGCCGGCGCGGTAGCACTCGCCGACCAGGCGGTGATCGACGCGCAGGGCTCCGGGATGGCCAAGGACCTGTCCAGGGTTCAGTCCGGTAGCGCGTTCAACAAGATGATGTCAGTCTACTTCAGCTACTTCAACGCCACCTGGAACCTTCTGGAGGAGAGCCGCGGCCGGGCTGTCCGGCTGAAGAACCCGAAAGCGATGGCCGGCTGGCTCCGGGACGTGATCCTCCTGGTCATCCTTCCGGCGACGGGGCCGGAGATCGTCAAGGAATTTCTGAGGGCCGGGGAGGATGACGACGACGAAGAAGGCGAATGGCTCGCCCGCAGGATCGGGGACGTGGCCAGTTATTCGCTCGGCTTTCTGTTCATCGTCCGGGAATTCAGCGGAATCGCCCAGGGCTACGACTATAACGGGCCGGCCTTCAGCCGGGTGATCAAGGATCTCGGGGGAACCCTCGCAGAATCCCGCCGGCAACTGACCGACGAAGACGCGGAGTTCGACGACGACGCGATGCGCAGGATCCTCCGGGGGATCTTCACGGCGTCCGGCCTTCCGTCCACGCAGATCGACCGGCTCTACACGGGCTGGAGGGCCTGGGAGGACGGCGAGGCAGGCCCTGGCGCGATCCTCCTCGGGCCCCCGCCCAGGGACCGTTGATGTACAATGTCTGAGGAGGTACACGAATGACCATCCCGGCCACGCCAAGGCGCTCCCCCGTCTACATCGGCAACGGCGTAGCGACCAGCTACACGTTCACGTTCAAACAGCCCGAGGCGGACACGGTCGTCGTCACCGTCGCCGACGAGAACAACGAGAACAGCCAGGAGTTGGACTACGGGGTGGACTTCACGGTCATCCTGAACGGTGACCAGAACGCGAACCCGGGCGGGACCGTGACCTACGCGGGTCTGCCCGTCGGCCACCGCCTGGTCATCACCAGCCGCCTGGACTCGTCGCAGCCGACCAGCATCGTCAACCTGGGCGCCTTCCACGCGAACGTGCTCGAGGGCGCCCTGGACCGTCTGGCGATCCTCCACCAGCAGCAGGCCGAGGAACTGGCCCGGTCAATGAAGGTGTCGCCCACGGACGACACGGACCCGACCGGCTATCTGCCCGCCCTGGTCGTCCAGGTAGAGCAGGCCAGGGACGACGCTGTTAACGCCAAGAACGCAGCCGAGCAGGCCGAGTCGGACGCCCAGCAGGCCCAGGGCCAGTCCGAGCAGGCCAGGGACGGCGCCGTCATCGCCGCAGGGGATGCAGAAGACGCCCGCGACGAGGCCCAGGAATGGGCGGCGAAGCCGAGCACGCCCGTCTCCGGGTCGGACTACAGCGCCAAGTACTACGCGACCAGCGCCAGCGGCTCTGCGGGCACGGCCACGAACGCCAAGAACGACGCCGAGAGCGCCCGGGATCTGGCCGCCGACTGGGCGATGAAGCTGGGTAGCCCGGTGGACAGCGGCGAGTACAGCGCCAAGCATCACGCGCAGGCCGCGAGCGGGTCCGCGGGTACGGCCACGAACGCCAAGAACGACGCCGTGCAGGCCAGTGGTACGGCCGCTCAGGCGGCCTCCGACGCGTCCGGGTTCGCGAGCGCCGCGTCCGGGTCTGCGGGTGCGGCCACGAACGCCAAGAACGACGCCGAGAACGCCCGTGACCTGGCCGCCGACTGGGCGGCCAAGATGGGCAGCCCGGTAGCCGGCGGCGAGTACAGCGCCAAGTACTGGGCGGCGGACGCGGAGAACTCGGCGGCGTCGATTGACCCGTCGAACTTCGTCACCGCGTCGGACCCGAGACTGTCCGACGCTCGCGAATGGGTCGCGGCCACGGTCGGGCAGGCGGAGGCCGAAGCGGGCACGTCGACGGCTCGGCGGGCTTGGACTGCGCAACGCGTTAAACAGGCGATCGCGGCCAACTCCAGTACTGCAGGAACGTACACCTTCACGGCCAAGGGGGCGGTAACCGCCGGGCGTCCGGTCGTTCTGAACGGGGACGGGACGGTAAGCGAGGTCACCGCCTACGTAGCCCCGAGCGGCACCCCGTCGGTGTTGAGCCCGGCCAACAACCAGAACAGCTTTCCCAGCCTGGTGACTGCGACCGCGTCGGGCGCCCTGGTGCAAGTCACGGGCGGTAACCTCGGCAACGGTGCGGCCGTGTGTGTGGCCGCCAGGCTGACTGGGCTCGCTGTCACGTACGGAACGCCAGTTAACCTACCTGCAAGCGGGAACAATGGTCCACCGTCCGTGGCTGCGTCTGACGCAGACGACAGTTTTCTCGCCGCGGTGGTGAACGGCTCGAACGTCATCGAACTGTTGCCGGGTACGGTGGCCCCGGCGCCGTCCACGGCGGTGTCCTTTGGGACAGGCATAACGACGCCCTGGGCCGGTGCTAACAACGTCCTTCTGCGGCTGACTAACACCAATCGCTATCTCCTCCTCGGCAGCGATACGACCGCCCAATCTGGCCAGGTGGTCACCGTCACCGGAGGCGTCGCGGCGCTGGGATCGAAGGCCGCGTCCGGCGTAGCGACGAACGCCAACGCCGCCGGCTGCGCTTTCCCGGACGGGGTCGTGGACCGGTTCGTGATGGTGTATCGACAAACGAGCAACAATCAGGGGTTCGCCGTCGCCGGGTCGGTGGACGCGGCCGGTAATTTGTCGTTCGGGACACCTGTCCGTTTCACTCCGTCGACTACCGCCATAACGTCGTGTTCGGTCGCCTACCACGAAGCCAGCGGGAAGCTGGTGGTGGTGTACTGTCAGGCTTCAGGGCTGTACGCGGTAGCCCTCACACTCACCGGCAACGCGGTGTCTCCGTCAGCGGCTCTGACGTTGTTCGGAACGGGGACGTACTACGCCCACAGTGTCGGCTACGACCCCGTGACCCGCTTGTGCCCGGTGGCCTACCAGACGCCGACGAACACCGTGTGCGACTGCCAAGCGTTGGACGTGTCTGACGTCACCGGGCTCCCGGTCGTGGCCGTGCCCGCGTTCAACCTTCACACGGGCGACCGTTACGATCCGGTCACCGGTCTAGCCACCAGGGTGCCCGGCACCGGCGTAGCCGTGTGGAGCCTTACTTCAGCCAACGCGACCGTGCGCGGCGCGGTCATGCAAGCGTTCGTCCTGTCTCTGACCGACAAAGCGTCGACCGTGGGTGTCGCGAACGCGTCGGCAGCCGATCAGGGGGCGGTCCTGACGACCGTCCTCGGGGGAGTCAACACGGCCGTGTCGGGCCTTCAGCCAGGCGTTGACTACTTTGTGTCCGGAGCCGGCGCGTTGACTTCTATCGCCGGAACGGATAACCCGAAGGTGGGGAAGGCTCTTGGCCCTGACCGTCTGCTTGTTACCAGAGGAGCCTGACCTGTGGAAGCCCTCGTCGCCGTCATCGGAAAGGCCGACAACGTCGCTATCCTCGTCCTCCTGGTAGTGTGCGCGGGACTGGCCTGGGCACACGTCGTCTGGAGACGTGAAGAGCGTGAAGAGCGAGCCAGGTACTACGAGGCTCTCCAGTCGAACACCCGCGCCCTGGAAGCCTTCCGAATCGCCCTGTCCTACTCGGTAGGGAAACCCCTGTGAGAGACGACCAGATGGTTCAGGCGACGTTGCTCGAGCGCGTCAAGCGGCTTGTGATCCCGTGCGACCCGGATCGCAAGAAGTTCCGGGAGATCCTGGAAAGGAACAGAGAAGAGAGTGAACGCCTCCGTGCGGCATCCGAGCTTTATGCAAAAATACGCGGGGTCGGCCATGAGTGACCTGGCGACCGTCTACAACACCGCGATCGTCCCCGCTTACGACACCCTCCCCGGTAGAATGTCGTCCGTATCGGCGACCGTCATGCTACTTGCGATCGGCCTCCAGGAGTCCCGCCTGGTTCATCGGCGACAGATCCGGGGGCCTGCCCGGGGCCTCTGGCAGTTCGAGCGGGACGGGGGCGTTGCTGGCGTCCTTCGGCACCCGTCGACCCGAGAAGCTGCCCGCCAGGTTTGCGTCGAGAGGGCCGTGCCGGCTGTCCCCGGAGACGTCTACCACCGTCTGGAGATCGACGACGTTCTGGCGGCCGCTTTCGCGAGGCTTCTCCTCTGGACGGACGCCAAGCCTCTGCCCCAACTGGGCGACGAGGCCACCGCCTGGGACTACTACATCCGCAACTGGCGACCCGGGAAGCCTCACCCGGGCACCTGGCCAGAACTCTACGACCGGGCGCTGCGGTTCGGCCTCAGCCTATGACGTCCCTCCTGAAGTCAGTCGCCTCAGACGCCCTTCTCTGGGTCGCCCTGATGCTCGTCGGAGCGGCCCTGGCCGGTGACCTCTGGTACGGGCCTCGGCTGGACGCCGCGGAAGCCGGTCGTGTCCAGGCCAAGGCCCTTCTGGACGCTCAGTCGGAAGCCGTCAAGCAGATGGAGGCGGAGGCGGAAGCGAGACGCCAGACAGCCCTGGCGGCCGCCGAGGGCCACCGCAGACGCGCCCAGCAGTTGGAGGCGGCGAACGGAAAGCTGCGCGAGGAACTCGCCAGTCGAGTCTACCGGGAGGAGCCATGCGAGGACGCTGCAGCGGCCTTGCGGCAGTCCTGGCGGTCGCGCTGACCGCCGGCTGCGCGACCACGACCAGGGTCGTCCAGGTGCCTGTGCCGGTGCCCTGCCTGGCCAGGGCCGACCTGCCCGACGCTCCGGTCTGGCTGATGGACGCGCTCCCCGAGGACGCGAGCGCAGCGGAGGTCGTCCGGGCGGCCGGGTCGGACTTGCTCACCGCCGCCCAGTACGGGGCCACGTTGAGGGCGCTACTACTGGTCTGCGTCGATTGACCAGGTCGGGGTGCGCGCGTTCGGGGCGACCGGAGCACCCCCGAACGCCTCATGCAGTTCCTGGGAGAGCGCCAGCGCCCTCCAGGCTACCGCACTCGCCTCCTTCAGTGCCCGGTCAACAAGCTCGGCCGTCTCTGGGGCGGCGCACCTGTCCAGGGCGGCCAGGCAGTCCCCGAGGTCCATCAGGTGGCGCATGATGCAGTCGCCGTGATCGGTCGACTTGGTTCGGTCATGGTGCAGGCGCGCCTCGGGGTGGTGCTGCGCGTTTCCGGCCAGGCTCATCTTGGCGACCCCCGCCAGAGCGGCCGGGAAATACATCAGACAGCCTTGGAAAAGAGGGTATTCCTTTCGGGCCGGGCCGTCGTGCGGAAGGGTGCTGTTGTGTGTCATCGATCTCTCCTCATTGCTTCCATCAGTAGCTCCTGAACGGATCGCTTGGTTTCATGTCTGGACATCACGACGTCGTCGATCGTCCCGTCTGCGACGATGTCGTAGAGGAACAGGGGGCGGTCTTTGCCGGCCTGCGCCTGGCGCATCGGCCCGACCCGTTCGATGATCTGTTCGCGCTCCTCGGCGTCCCACCAGTGGCCGAAGAACACCAGACTGTTGCAGACCTCCTGGAGGCCGTCCACGCCGTGCCCGACAGACGCCGGGTGGCCGACGCCCAGGGGAGCATCCCCGGCCTTGAACGCGGCCATGCCCCGGGGGGTGGCCAGGTCGACGGCCTTCGGGAACGCCTTCAGGATCCGCTGCCTGTCGGCCACGAACTGGTACGCGACCATGACCGAGGAATCGGTCGTCTCTTCGACGATCTCCTCCAGAGCCTCCAGCTTCGCGGTGTGGACCTCCGACCAGACGGTCCCCTCCGGGTTCGTATACGCGGCCCCGTTGGCCAGTTGCAGGCACTTCATGGTCTTGGCCGCGGCACTGAACGCGGACACCGACCGGTTGTCGTCCAGGGCCGCGTACATCTCTTTCCTGAACCGCTTGTATATGGCCATCGCGGCCGGCGGCAGGGTCACCCGCACCCGAGTCCGGACGGGCTCCCGGAGGTCGAACCAGTCGGACGGGCGCAGGGTCAGGCAGAGATCCGAAAGGGCCTCCGTGATCTGCTCCTGGGCGAACGGGAGGGGGGTCAGAACGGCCTTGCCGTGCTCCCCGCTGGAGTAGAACCACCGCTCCTTATAGGCCTCGAACGACCTGCCCAGGCGCTTGCCCTCGTCCAGGAACCAGATCTGGCCCCAGAGGGCCGACAGGCTGTTGGCGGCGGGCGTTCCCGTGAGTTGGTAGAAGCGCCGGATCCTGCCGTGGGCGTTGCGCGACAAGGCCCTGGCCCGCAGAGTTCCCTGGCCGAGCCGGAACCCGCGCAGCTTGCTGGACTCGTCGGCTACGACGGTGTCGAACGGCCACGCTTCCCCGAACCGGTCGACCAGCCATGGCAGGGACTCGTAGTTGATCGCATAGACGCGAGCGGGGATGCGCAGACCTCGCTCCCTGTGCTTGACGTCCCCGACCAGTGACACGACGTCGCCCAGAACGTCGTGGGCGTCCGGCCAGCGGGGCAGTTCGTCCCTCCAGACGTCCTGGGCTACCCGCTTGGGTCCGACGACCAGTATCCGGTCGCTGTCCCCGGACAGAACCAGATCCGTCAGGGTGAGGAGGGTCGACCCGGTTTTCCCCATGCCCGGCTTTGCCCAAAGGGCGGCCCGTTCCCGGTCGACGAAGAACCTCCTGGCCAGCTTCTGGTACTCGCGGGGGGTCCTCATTCGGGGGCCTGCATCCAGGTGATGAAGCAGTCCACGTCCGGGACGGACCGGAGGACGAACACGTTGAAACCGCCCTCCAGGAGATCGCGAATCTCGGACGCCTGCTGATAGGAGACTACCCCGCCTAGGGGGCGCTTCAGTTCGACGAATGCGGGCCTCAGACCGGCCCCGAACGCGAGCCTGTCGGGGGCGCCGACGCGGCCGACCCAGGCGACCTTCCGGACGTGTCCGCCGATAGCCTCGACGCGCTTCTTCAGGTAGCCCTCAACGTCTCGTTCGCGCACGATCAGACCTTCCGGTAGCGGCGAGATTCAAAGCCGGCAGCGGCCACCGGGAGGCCTTCCGCCCACCTGGGGCTGCGTACCATCTCCCGGATCAGACCGTCGACGGTGTGCTCCGGGTCGTCCAGGGGCTCCGTGAGAAGCTCGTCGTGGACGCGGAGGATGACCCTGTAGCCGGCTTCCTCGGCGCGGGGGATGGCGCTCCAGAGCAGGTCCGAGGCGACCGCCTGGCAGATGTTCTCCAGTAGCTTCCCCCCGTACGTCCAGACCTCCGACCATTTACGGGTGTACGGGCTCTGACCCCGGTACTTGATCTTCCCGGACAGGTCGATCCCCGCGTGCGGGTAGGACAGGATCCTGCCCGAGGGCAACTGCAGCTTCAGCCAAGGCTTGCGGAAGCAGAATTTCACGCGGCCGACGGTGACGATCGTGTCCGGTGTCCGGATCGCGGTGATGGCCGCGTTTTCCAGCCGGCGCCAGAGGGCGACCGTGGCGGGGTGGGCGCGGCGCCAGGCCTGGACCATGGACAGAGCCTTGTCTTCGGCCAGGTGGACGCCGTAGACGGCACCCATCGCGTTGAAAGCCCCGACCGCGCCCTGGTAGCCGCAGTTATGCGTGATCGCGTAGCCACCGCTCACGCGAATCAGGAATCTGTTCCTCGAGCCAGCGCACATAATGTCGTAGACCTTCGATCTCCGTGTCTCGGTCGGTGGCGGCTGCGAGGGCAAGCTGGGGCCGGGCGTTGGCGACGTTCTCCCTGCGGCCGACCCGCCGGACCACACGGACGAGGTATTCGTCCGCCCCGCAATCGCAGCGGAACCTGATGCCGAACCTAGGTAATCCTCCCGACCTGGGAATCCACCCGTAGCCAGTGACCACAAGGCTCCCTTTCCGGTCGCCAACACTCGGGAGTGGGTGCTTTTCTCGGTAATCACCTGGTCCGCAGCCACCCAGGCCTCGCCCGCCAGCAGCAGGTGGTCCGGCGTAATCAAGATCCCTTGCCATTCCAGTACCTCTTTCTCTCCCCGGTAGATAACACCCTCATGGGTCACCCACTCGACGCCGTCCCAGAGCTTATCTGTCCGGCGAACGCTCACGATCGGCACGAACCCGCGGTCGGTAAGTACCTCCGTGTCCGGGCCCAGACAGGCCAATTCGACGACCTTCCCGATCTGCCGGTCGTCCCCGGTGACGTCCTCCACGGGCTTGTTGAACGCCCGCCCGGCGGTGACCCTGTAGAGGTCCGGGCCGGTGCCCGCGTCATAGGCCCGGAACGCGTCCAGCTTCCACGTCTCGTCGGCCAACCAGGCCGCCAGGCGACCTTCGATATTGCTGAAGTCGGCCTGGACGAGCTTGCGGCCTGGGCCGGCGACGATCGACCCCCGGATCGCGTCGCTGGCCATCTGAACATCGTCGAACCCGACGACGTCCGTGGCCCTCGCCTTGCACAGGCCGATCCAGGTTTCGATCTCATCCGCGTCCGCTTTCGGGCGGGGCAGGTTCTGGGGCTGAAACACGCGACCGGCGTCCCGACCCGTGCGGGATGCGCCCCGGAACTGAATCGTCCCCCTCAGACGGCCGTCGTCGGATACCGACCGGGTCAGTGTCCGGTACTTGCTGACACTGTTCTTGGCCCCGGACAGGCGCAGGCCGAGGAGTTCCCGAACCGCCCAGGGGAGGGTGTCGTCGTCGATTCTGCGCTCCAGCGTGGACGCCCTCATGTCGGGGAGATCCACCCCGTAGTTCATTAGCAGATGCTTAAGTAGCCGGTCGCGCTGGGTGACACGCTCGACCTCGCCGTCGGTCAACTCCAGGGTCCTCCCGGCGTTCTCCCGCGCACGCTCTCCGCAGAGGTCGACCGCGGACCTGGCCAGGTCCAGGTCGACGGCGAAGCCCCGACGGTTGATCTCCTGGTCCAGGTGCCAGAGGGCGATGTCCCGCGGCTGCCAGTTCCAGACGGGCATCCTGTCCATGCACCCGCGCATGGCGACGATATCCTGGCCGGCGTATTTAACGAACCTGGTCCACTCTTCTGGGTGACTGGTCGACGTCGCCCTGCGTAGCCTGCTATTGGCCGGCATCGGTTTACAGAACAGCATGAGGAGGCTGTGCCCGTCGTCCTTGGCCATGGATGCGGGCAGGTGAAGGACTTCGCACAGGGCGGAGAGCTTCGCGGGCAGGCTGTGTGACAGTGACTGGGCCATCGTGCACCGCCACCTGCCTATGTCCTCGCCCAGGTCGCGCAACTCCGCGGGGCTGTTCGCGGCCAGCCAGCAGACATTCATGTCGAACTGTGCATTGTGGGCGACGACAGGCTGACCCGACCGGATCACCTCGGCCAGTTCAAGGGGCATGTTCGGGTCCGAGGTCAGATCCCAGACGGACACCGGTCCGGCGTCCACGGCCCAGGCCAGGAGCATGATCTGGGCGTCTGCCGCGTACCGGAACGTCCCCCTGCTGATGGGCGTCTCGGAATAGGTTTCAAGGTCCAGGAACAACATTGGTCAGACAGTCCAGACAGGTGGTCCGGGGCATTCCGGTCCCGGAGGGAGACGTCGGGAACGCCCCCAGAGGGAGTTGACGGTAGCACCTGGCGCAAGCCCGGGTGTAGCCGGGGGTTGCGTTGGCCAGGGCTTCGTCGGCGTTTGCGGTGTAGGTCAGGGGATCTGACGTCCAGTGGCCGACCTCCGGGACAGGTCCCGGGGGCAGCCTCTGGACGATCGACTCGTCGTACTCGACGGGGGCCTTGGGCTTGGACATGCGTAAGTGCGGGTGAGCGGGGGCCGGCGCGGACCGGCCCCCTGTTCTCAGAGCAGACCGGACGCAGACGTGTCCGCGTCACCGTCACCGTCGCCAGCCGGCGCCGCCAGGGACTCCATCCCGGAGGCGTCCGCGGCAGACCCGCCCCGGAACGCGTCCCCGTCTTCGGCGAACATCACGGCGAGGATCTCGGCGCGCACCCGCTTGCCGTACTTGGCGTGATCCCAGGCGAACACGCGCAGCTTCGCGTGGACGTGGCAGCCCGCGTAGATCACCCCCTGGGGGTCGTCCCCTAGCGGATTCAGGTGAGCGTCGAAGAGGCCCGGGGCGCCCTGGTCGGCGTACCGGAAACCGTTCACGGCGACGGCGTCCTCCCAGCCCGGACGGGGGTTCCCGTTCTGGTCGTAGAACGGACCCGGGTTGAAGCACAGCCTCTTCTGGTCGCGGAGCATGACCAGGAGTTGGTCGGCTTTCGCGCCCCACTTCTCGCGGCCGACGGCGACGACCTCCGCCTTCAGTTCCGCGAAGGTTTCCTTGCCCTCCGGGGTGCTCGGGTCGATGAGGAACACGGCGTCGTATTTCAGGATGCCGTCGGACCCGTCGTCGTTTTTCTGGGAGCGGGCACGGCGCAGGTTCGGGAACGCGAGGCGGACCTTCTTGAGAACGATAAAGTCAGACATGATTAACTCCGGTTTACAGAACTTCAGGGTTTACAGAACTTCAGGGTTGTCTGCGTCGGACGACGCGGTAAATCCGTCCGCGTCCGTGCTGGCCGAAGTCAGCGGCGGGCGAGGATCGGAATCGGGGGCGACCGAGGGCGCGCCCGGGGGTCGTCTGATGAGGGCGGCCAGGGCCGCCCGGGAATCCTTCGGGACGATCTTCTCGGCGGCCGCAGGGCTGATCAGCCTACTCTCATATATCTGCACGTCGTCCAGGCCGAACTGCCGCAAGGCGAACACGGCCCGTTCGTGGTTCGTCCAGGCGCGGTTGCCAGGGTTGCCCTGGACGAGCTTGAACCCGGGCAGCTTCTCCCCTCGCACGAGCATCGCATGGGCCTCCTGTTCAATCGACGTGCACCAGGCGCGTATCTCCCCGACCCTGGCCAGGTGCCGGGCGACGATCTCCGGGTCGGACAGGGTCTGGATCGTCGGCGCCGTGAACCCCTCCGGGCCTGTGTCGACGCCCATCGATTGGGCGATGTAGGCCGCCCTGGTCGGGCAGACCGCCCGAGCCGGGCAGAACCTGCAGTGTTCACCGGCCACCCGGGTGCCGTCCGCGGGGGTCGACAGGGCGACCCTGGCGGCGGCCTTGACGTGGTCGATGCGGGCGTTCAGGTCGGCGACCGTGACCGTCCACGTAGATTGGTGCTTGCGCCTGGGCTGGTCGATCTGCATTCGGACCAGGGACGCGTCCGTGATCTCGTAGGCGAGGCTGAACTGGGCGACGGCGCCGGCCGCGTAGATGAGCAGTTGGAGGTTTTCGACGGCGTCCACGGGGACGCCCTGGCCGTACTTGAGGTCACGCACGACCAGGTCGACGCGACCGGTGGCCGGGGAGGTCAGAACGATGACCGCGTCGCTGGTCCCCCGTGCGCCCTTCTCGCCGGTGACGTGTTCGATCAGCAGGGGCTGTTCCACGTAGAGGTCCCCGCCGGCGAAGTCCAGCCACCTCCGGGTCCGGTCCAGGTAACCCTGGACGTGGTCGGCCATGGTCTGGTCCAGAACGAACTCCCGGCCCTGGCCGCCGGTCCTGCTGGGGACGACGACCTCCTCACCCAGGTGGTCGGCGGCGTCGTCCCCGGCGGTCAGGCATCTGGACGCGAACTCGTGGGCGGCCGTGCCCTCGTCGGCGTAGACCGACGAGGTTTCCGGGTACGCGGCGGCCACCGCGGCCGCAGCCGGGCACACCACCCAGCGGTGTGCGGAGGAGGGCGATAGCCGGGCGTGCGTCGGCTGCGGTGCGGTGGACATGGCAGCCTCAGAGGACGCTGTCGGCGTCCGAGGCCGGCTGCTGGACGGCCTTGATCGCAGCCTTGATCGCAGCCAGGAAATCCGACAGGCGATCGCCGGGGACGTCCCCGCCCTTGCTCACGCCGAAGTCGGCGAGAACTTTCTGGGCGGCGGCGATACCCCCGTCCAGGCCGGTCAGGTCGACCAGGGCCGGGCGTACGTCGGTCGCGTAGGACACCGAGGCGACGTCCTTAACTTCGGCCCGGTTCTGGCTTGCGGCGGTCGCCTCCGCGGCCGCGGCGGCCTCTTCTGCGGCCTTGTCGGCAGCGGTCTGCGCGTTCGTACGCCGAACGCGCTTGGGTTTCTCGACGGCTGGCTCTTCGAGAGCCCCTTCAATCTCGAAGTTACCGGCCAGGGGGTTATCGCCGACGGTGATCGGGGCGTGGCTGGCGGCTTTCAGGACCCGCAGGGCGTCCTCGATCGACTCGACGGTGAAACTGAGTTGGATTTTCATTTGTTACTCCAGGTGGTGAGACTACAGGTTACCCCGAACTTGGGGCGGTGCAAGTGACGGACGTCACACTTCGCTACAAAAGGTCCTCTGCGGTGACAGGTTTGACCTGATACCAACCGCGGTGCTTGCCGTGCGCGTCCCGGTACTGGATGCGCTCGCAGCCGAGACGACCCAGGACGCGGCCCATGCGCATCTCCTCGCGCTTGCCGAGGCGGGCCACGTCCATGTGAAGAGCCTCCGCGAACAGTTCCCGGAGAGTGAACCGGGCGCCGGCTTTCAACTCCAGGAAGGCCTCGGCGGGGCCATCCCAGAGATCGGTCACGTAGTGGTCCGGGTGGACGATCGCGCCGAGCCGCTCCGCGTCCCTGAAATCGATCCCATGCTCGGCGTGGATGAGGATCGCCTCGGCCAGAAGTTGCTCCAGGTCGCGTCTGATCTCGTGCGGTCGACAGACCCCAGTCTTGACCGGAAGCCACCGACGATTGCCGGTGTCGTCGGCCAGGAACTCGTCCCTGTTGGCGGTCCCGACGAGCAGGAACCGGCGGGGGACGGTGACCTCGAACTCCTCGTACTTGGGCACCCAGCTATCCTCCCGCCGGGCAATCCACGCCTTGATGAAGTCCTCGTCGGCGGACGACAGGCCGCGCAGTTCGGACAGTTCCACGACGAGCTTGCCCCGGACCAGCCTGCTGATGTCTTTCTCGGTGCTGTTCAGGGCGATGTCCGTGTACGTCCGTCTGGACAGGGGCGGGACGGGCGGGGCCAGGGCCTCGACGGACGTCGACTTGAACGTCCCCTGTTTGCCGATCAGAACCGGGACCATGTCGGCCTTCGCGCCCGGGTTCAGGATGCGCCCGACAAGGGCCGTCAGCATGTACCGGCTGACCGCCCGGGTGTATGCGGTGTCGCCTGCTCCCAGGTACTCGCGGGCGAACGTGTCCACACGGTCCACGCCGTCCCACTCCGGAAGGCCGGCCAGATACAACTGGGCGGTGTCGATGGGGTTTTCTCTGGCGATCATTCTCAGTGCATCCCTCGTATCGTTCTTGGGTGCAGACGTTACCCCGGCCAACTCCTCGAGAGCCTTCCTGGCCAGACTGATGTCGGCGTCCTCGATCAACTTCCAGGCGTCCCCGGGGCGGAGCACGATGTCGTCCCGGTAGGCGTCGTACGCGACCCGGTCGCCGGTCAGAGCCCGGAGGCGGTCGACCAGGTTACTGAGCTTGCCCGGGACGGCGGCCCTCTCCAGGATATCCGCCGTCGGCCTGTAGAGGCCGCTGCCCAGGGCGGGCAGGCCGCTGCCCAGGGCGGGCAGGCCGGGGGAAGGGCTGAAGATGGCCAGGTCAGCGAGGCCGGCCGGGCCGGTCTGTTCGACGATGACCGGATCTCGCCAGCCCTTCTGGCGAGCGGACGCGAACAGGCTGTTGACGGTGATACCCCCGGGCCTGTCGGGGTCGACGGCGCCCCATTGCTTGTCTGTCTCGGCCAGGGACAGGTCCGGATCGTACTCGGAAAACCTCTCCGACCAGCGGACGATCAGGTCGTAGCCGTCGGCGCTCTTCTCGGTCCCGTTGGCGACCGCGCAGACGATCGTCCACCATCCCTGGTAGTCGAGGTCGTTCGGGTCCAGAGCGTCCAAGGCAGACGCGATCCGGCGCAGTTCCGGACGGGCGTCGGTCGCCGACCGGACAGGTCGAACGGTCGGGGCCACGAACGGGACCGACCCGGAACTGGGGAAAGGGTAGAGCCACCCGTTGTCGTCGGCCAACTCCGTGAGCGCCCAGTCGTCGGGGCCGATCGGCAGGGACTGTCCGGACATGGGGAGGACGAACATCGACCCGTGACCGTCCTCGGGGACGGTGGCCTGCTTCGGGAAAATCTCGACCTGGCCCTGGGCGACACCCTTGGTGCCGTTCTTGAAGCCGGCGCCGGTCAGAATGTCCCGGAGAGCGACCCGGACGCTGTGCGCGTCCTGGTCGGTATCCCAGATCGCGTACATGTGGATGCCCTGGCCGCCACTGGACCGGAACGGGATGAACTCGATGTCCGTCGTCATGCGGGCGACCGCCTGGAGGCGCCTGCCGGCGGCGATCATGTCCGGCCACGAGGTTTGGCCCTTGTGCGAGTCCAGGTCGAGCAGGGCCAGACGCGTCGTGCTGGATCCACGTTCCATCGGACAGGCGCCCAGTCGGCGATGGCCCATGACGTGCCTCTCCAACTGGAGCCTGTTCAAGACCGTGTCCACCCGCACCGGAGATCCGCCCTGGGCGACCATCCAGTGGTCGGACCGGCGAACCCGACTCACCAGGGGGGTGAGGGCGGCGGCGATGTCCTTGGGTGTCATGTCACCTGCAGTGCAGTGTAGTGGAAAACAAAGCCGCCCGCGGGCGGCCCCTGGGGTCAGAGCGACGACCGGTCAGAACCGACGATCGCCGATCAGTTCCCCGTCGACGCGCTCGAACTGGGCCGGGTCGTAGTCCACCTGTCGACCGTCGTCCAGCCAGACGACGCGGACGACCCTGGACGCCGGCAGGTACGCCCAGCAGCCGCGCACAAAGCTGACCCCGGGCTGGTAGGTGAACGCCAGTTGAAGGCCGTCGGCCGCGGCAGCGTCGAACGGGCACGGCCGGTCAGAGAGAACGATGTGGCCGCCGGCCGTGTTCCGGGCCGCGAATTGCTCCTCTGCGAGGGCAGCCCCGCGGGCGAGGACGAGGGACGCGGCGATGGCCGCCAGGATGGTGTAGCTTCTCATGTCATTCCCCTTTGAGCCTGCGAGAGGCGTCGGCGGCGGCCGCCTCCAGGGCGTCGGCGGCTGCACAATTCTCGGCCCAGGTCTTGTCGGTGATCCCGTCGCGGAGAGCGAAGTCGGCCGCGGGCGGGCGCTCGTTGCCGGTGAACAGGCGATAGTTGACCTTCGGGTTCTCCCACCGGTAATGGGTCCGCCCCGGGTCGGATGTCTCAGGCGGCCAGTCGCGACCGTTCCAGGCGTCGAACCGCTGGGCGGCCGCTAGCGCACGTTGACGCCGGAGTTCATAGATCTCGTCGCGCTGCCGTCTGACTTCGGCGAGCGCCCTGTCCCGGGCGGCGCGGGCAGTGTCGCGCTGGCTCAGAGCGGCATCCCGCGCGCGTCTGGCGTCTACCAGGGCGAGGCCGTTTTCGGTGCGGGACCGGTCCAGTTCCTTGCCCAGTTCGACGGCCGTCTCGTGGGCAGCCTCGTAGCGATCCATGAGGCGCAGATTGGCGACCCTCAGTCCAGTGTGGGCGCGGCGGTAGCTCTGGACCAGTGCGGCGGCCTCGGCGTTACGCGCGGCCAGGGCGCTCGCACTATGGTTCCGTTCGCGCACCGCCCGACGAAGCTCGTCGCGCTGTTGGGCGGTCTGGTCAGTCATCTTGTCGATGGTGGCCTGAAGGGCTTCTACCTTCCCCACCAGTCCGGCTATGTAGAGCACATTCGACATGTCAGATCTCTCCGCCGTCCGAGTCGGGCAGTTCGATCGTCTCCCGGTAGACCTGTGGAGCCGTCTTGCGCGGCTGCGATTGGATCCGGTCGACGTATTCGGCGAGCGTGCCCTTCCGCTTCAGGGCAACTTCGCCGTGGGCGTCCAGGGCGTGCTTGCGCAGGGTCGCGGCGCGCTCGGCGCTCTCCGCCGTGAAGAACTCCCAGGGGGTGTGAATTCCCGGGCCGGTGACTTCGTAAACCCGGACGTGACCGCCGCCGGACGGGCGGTCGATGACGGCGATCGTGTACGGGTAGAAATCCCCCGCACTGTGCTTCTGGACGCCGGATCCGGGCAGGTGGCCCTGATAGTGATCGTTCCGTTGCATGGTGTTCTCCTGGGTGGTGAGTCTTCAAGGTAGCACGGGCGCTGCGGCCCGTGCTGTGACGTCTGTCACATAAACCGGTTAAAGATCCTCGAACCAGCCGCGCGGGCTTTGTCGAGGAGGGCCTTTAGGCGGTTCCTGCCGCCTTCTACCGTGTCCAGGTAGGCGAACGCGGTCAGGCCGACGACCAGTAGAACGCCGGCGATGGCCAGGGCCGTCTCGCCGCCCAGGGCGGACGCAATCGCGAGCCCGACGACGGTCAGAATGGCCACGACGGCGATGTCGTGCTTCTTGAAAAAGTCCCTCATGTCATGCTCCTGTGAATAGTTGAAGCCGGTCCCAGAGGGCCGCTGCGGCGAGGCCCAGGGTGACGAAGATTAGCGCGATCAGGACGAGCAGTCCAATCGCGACGGCGGGTCCGGGCCGGTAGTCGTCGCCGCCGCCGTCGTCGTCCGCGTACGGGGGCAGGGGCTGATCGACGTGGCCGCCGACCTTGCAATGCCGGATCCGCTCAGTCATAGCAGGCCCCAGTCGATCAGAACAGCGAGAGGCAGCAGACCGGCCAGGGCCAGGCCGACGAGGCCGCCGGCGACCGTGCAGACTACCGTCCGCCAGCCTCGAGCGAGCGTGGTCGAGGCGAAGTTCTCGCCGAAGACGGCGCCCGCGAGGGTGGCCACGACCAGGGCCGGGTAGATCAGCGTGTATTCAGTCATAGCGTCAACTCCGTGCGGATGGACCGCAGTAGCTGCCAGCGCCTCGCGTCAGGCTTCGGGGGATTCCGGACGCCGTCGATGCAAAGGCGGGTTATGAACTGGCGCGGGTTCCTGCGGTCGCGCCAGACGTGGATCCGGGCCGGTGTTCTGGCCCGGGCCGGGTCGGTTGGTGAGTCGTCAGTCACAGGTCCACCCCGACCATCAGCGACCAGACGGCGACGGTGAGGCCGGCGATCAGGGCCGCGAGGGCCAGCCACGCCAGGCAGTCGATCGGGTTCCGTTTCATGCCGATCTCCTCGAGTCAGATCCAACTGGCGGCGACGTCGCGCCGGGCAGTCGTCGGTTCCGCCACGGCGGCACCTTGTCGGTTGGCGACCGGGCGCCTGGACGGCGCCAGGGGGAGGGGATCTTCGACGTTGACGCCCTGAGTATGCCAGACGCGGGCAAACTTGCGGGCGCCGACGGGGGCGCGCTCGAAGAACTCGCCGGTCAGATTGCACCGGTAGCCGACGACGGCGACCGCGCCCTCCTGGTGCAGGCGGCGGAGGTGGCCGTCGACGGTTGTCCGTTCCCGGCGGAGATTACCGGCCAGGCGGGTGACGGTGGACGGGCCGGTAGTCCCCAGGACGGACAACAGCCGTTGCCGAAACTGGCGACCGGTGCGGGCAGAGGAGAGGGGCCGGTCGATGCGAGCGGCCTTGAGGCGGTCGGCGACCGTCGTGGCGGCGCAGCCGATGCGTCGGCCGATCTCTCTGAGACTGTGCCCGTCGGCGAGCATGGAGACGGCCAGGGCCTGATCAGCGTCTGTCCAGGTGTGAAGCGTCCTGGCATCGGTCAGGCGATCCGGGAGACCGGCCATCTTGCGTCGCCGCGAGACGGTCGTTCGTGCGCGGCCGAGCCGGCGAGCGATCTCAGGCAGGGGCAGGCCCTGGGCGTACATACGCCTTAGGCCGATCTCGTCGGCGTCGGACCATGGGGGATTGATTCTGGGGTCAGTCACGGTGGTGATTCCTCCGGTGGTGGTAGTAGTGTAATCGACGCGGGTCAGATCCTGATTGCGTCCCGGGCGGCCCGCTACCGGCAGGCCGCCGAGGCCGGGATCAGTCCGACAGGCTGTCGGTCGCCGCCAGGGTGGCCTGGGTGGCCTGGGTGGCCTGGGTGGCCTGGGTGGCCCGGCGGCCGAGGTCCACCTGTGCGGCGAGGAACCCGACCCCGTGGCGCTGCTGTCGGCTGTGCATGAGGGCGTCGGCGAACGCCGTGGCGAGCGTTACCAGCCGGGTCCGGTCCCCGATGACGGCGAGGCATCCGCCGGTCCGGGGATCGATGACCAGCCAGTCAGAGCCGTCGCCGGCCGGGTCACGGCAGATGCCCAGATCCAGCGTGCGGTCACCGTCTGCAAACGCAAATGGGACGTAGCCGACGACGGTCGGAAGCCTCGACGGGTGGCGCAGCCTGCAGCGGGCCACGGCGGGGGTGGCGACCATGTCAGGCTCCCAGGGCGGCCGCGACCGTGCCGCCGATGAAAGTGGCGACGGTCGCCCAGTACCAGACGGTGTTCGGGTGGAAACGGGGCGGCAGGTAGTCGGGGGCGCGGTAGGCCTTGTGGCGGAATTCCATGTCGATCTCCTGGTGGTGGTGGTGGTGGTGGCGGCGGCGGTCAGGTCAGACTGTAGACCGGTCCGGGGCAACCCGCAAGTGCCGGGGATCCGACCCTATCAGGCGACGGGCTGCCGCTCTGGCGCGGTCGATGTCCGAGAGCGTCCGGGCGCCGTAGTCCACCATCCAGTGGGCTAGGGCAGCGTTGACGGCCTCGTTGTAGCTCCGGTAACGGCGACGGCAGGGCAGGCCGGCCAGGCGGCCATGTATGTCGCTGATCATCGCGCCCGTCACCGGGTCGGACATCCGCCAGTAGGCGGGACCGCGGGCTGGCTGGCCAGGCTGGCGGTGGACAACGGCGTGCAGGGTCGCGCCGCAGGCCAGGGGCAGGGCGACAGGTCGGCACGGTACGGGGGGCTGGGGCTGGCCGTGCTTGTCGGCGGGGGTGAAGGTCTTGATGGGCATGTCAGTCTCCCTGGCTATCGGTCCAGTCGGCGGCAAGCTCTCGCCAGTCCACGCCGTACAGCGCAGCGCGGATCAGGTCATTGTATACAGAGGAGCCGGCCGGAACGTCTTCGAGCAGGAGGTTCAGAAGAGCCTCCGCGACGGCGGCCGTCGGCGGCCGGTCGTTGCCGGCGGCGACGGCGAGGGCCGTCTTGATAGCCGAATGTGCGCGCTCGGTCAGGCCGGGGTCGTTGTCCAGCCAGAGACGAACGAGGGCGGTGAAAGTCGTCTGATTAGCCATGGTGATACCTTAGGTGGTGGTGGTCGACGCGGGTCAGACTATGGTCGCGCCCCGGACAGCCCGCTAGGGGCAGGCTGTCGAGGTCGAGGTCGAGGTCAGTAGCGGATGAACATCGCCGGGTCGAACTCGCCCCACTGGTCGGCGCGGGGGCCGATCAACTCGCCGGATCCGTCCGGCCAGCGGACGGCGACGCAATCCTGACTGGCGACGGCGCAGACGATCCTGGCCAGTCCGCGGACCAGGTCGGCAGGGGCGTTCACCCAGACAACGAGCGTAGGTTCGCTGATCGTCCGACCGTCGTGCGCATAGGTGGCGTCCACGCGGCGCAGGCCCCACAGATAGTCGGGTCCGCGCGGAACGATGGCCAGAAAACGACAGATCTTGTCCTGCATTCGGTCCGCGATCAGAAGACTGGATTCGACGGGGGGCACGCCGGGCAGGAGGCCGATGTTCATCTGGGCGATGACGTTGTTACCGGCGGCGGCGGCGGTGGCGGTGGTGGTGGTGGTGGTGGTGGTGGTCATGGTGATCCCTGTGGGTGAGTGGGTGATGTCGTGTACTGCAGGCACATAGTCTCACGATCCAGCGAGCGCGTAGTGTGATGGATGTCACATATCGCGATATAAATCTGCGGGCCGCCCTGGGTCGGGGTCGGGGCACGCTGAAACGTAGACGGGGCGCGGGTTTGGGCCGCGCGTCCCCTTATGTCCCCTCTATATCCCCTAATTAATAATAATAGATAGTAATACTGTACGGATATACAGTATATTAGTAAGTGCTAATGTATAATACCCCTATGGGTGATAGGGGATATATGACTACAATGGGGAAATCAGACGGGGCAGAGGGGACAGCCGGCGGGTTCCAGCCTCAAAAAGCGTTACGAATCAACCACTTACACGCGTAGAATCTGTCCCCTTGCTTTTTCGTCAATGCGGGGGCCGGGACAGTTTTTAATTAAATTTAACTAAAACCCTTTCGGCTTTCTGTCGAACCTGACAGCGCCGTCAACCGTTTACGGCCCTGGCCGACTTAAATTTTAAGGATCCGGCGATTAAATTTAGCCCTCCGCCCCAGCCCGTCCCGGCCCGCCCAGGCTAAAACGCCCGGATGAGGGGACGGGCCCTCAATACCGCCCGCGTAGCGGGTCGGGGGCTGGCCACCTGCAGGACGGGGGATACCCTGCCTGCCTGCCTGCCTGCCTGCCTGCCTGCCGTGCCTGGCCTGGCCTGGCCCGTCCTGCCTGCCCTGCCTGCCCGCCCTGCCCTGCCTGCCCTGCCTGCCTGCCTGCCTGCCTGGCCTGCCCGCCCTGCCCTGCCCTGCCTGGCCTGCCTGCCTGCCTGGCCTGGCCTGCCTGGCCTGGCCTGCCTGGCCCGCCCGCCTAGTGGGTCGGGGGCTGGCCTGGCCTGGCCTGGCCCGCCCTGCCCGCGTAGTGGGTCGGGGGCTGGCCACCTGTCTGCCTGGCCACCTGCCTGCCTGGCCCGCCCTGCCTGGCCTGCCCTGCCTGGCCTGCCCTGCCTGCCTGCCCTGCCCTGCCTGCCCTGCCCTGCCCGGCCCGGCCCGGCCTGGCCTGCCCTGCCCTGCCCGGCCCGGCCTGGCCTGGCCTGGCCTGGCCTGCCCTGCCCTGCCCTGCCTGGCCTGCCTGCCTGCCTGCCTGCCTGCCTGCCTGCCTGCCTGGCCTGGCCTGGCCTGCCCTGTCCCCCGGTCGACAGGACGGGCAGGGCGCAGGGCGCAGGGGGGCAGGGGGGCAGGGGGGCAGGGCGCAGGGGCAG